TCCATCACACGCACCAGTTCGCGGGAAACGCGGGCGGTGTAACGCCGGAACGCATCCGATTCGAGCATTTCGCGAAAGCGGTCGCGTTCGAGCGCGTCTGACGGTTCAGTATTTCCCACGGTGCGTGATGGCGGAATTAGAATCCATCCTCGCTTCCCGCAGCTTGCGGATCGCGGCAGAGCGGTCCGGACACGGCGGCGCGTTGGCGACGATGGCTTTCACGGCGTTGGCCAGCGCCTCGCGGATCGTCTTGCCGGCTTCTTCCTGTTGCTTGTCCCACGGCTGGTAAGTGAACGCCGCGTCGATTTCCGCGCTCACTTCGGGCGTAAGGACATCGGCACGGATGAAATCGGATGGCATGGTCAGCACTCAGGGTCGCACGAGGCGGGCCGCTTTGCTTTCCGCAACTGGCGCAACGCCTCATGCACCGAGAAATACGCCATCTGGAAAACAGACTGTTCGAGCCGCTCCGCGCAGGCTTCCAGCAATTGTTCGGTCGTGTACTCTTTCAGTTCGATGGTGTCGGTTTCCACGCGTCTTACTTCCGGCGCGATCGCACGACCACGCGCGCCATGTCGCGCTCGTGCTTCGCTTCGGCGGCGCGGCCCTTTGGAGTCTCGACATTGCCTTTCATGAGGCCGAGCTTGTTCATGGTTCCGTAGACGGCGCTTGGGTTGTTCGGGTATTCCTTCTTCAGTTTTTCTTCAAGGAAGCGGGGCAAAGTTAGCCTCCTGTCTTACTTCTTGGGCAGCGCGGGCGGGATGTTCGGCCCGCCAGGGGCGATCGGATGCGCGGGCTTGTTGCCGCTGTCCTCCGGAACCAGCGTCCATTCCCAGTGACCCTCGCCTGGTACGTAAGACTGCACCCAGTCATAGCCGGGAGGCGCGGGAGCGGGAGGCGTGGCGATGGGCGGCGCGGCGGACGGCGGCGGCGGGAGCACGATGGGGTGGGCCGGATGACCGGGGGACGGCCAGATTCCAGGCGGATAGTAAATCGGCGGCGTGGCGGTCGGCGGCGGTCCACCGGGCGCGATGGGATGCGCCGGGAATACCGGATTATAAATGGGATGCGCCGGATATCCAGGCGGGTTTACGCCGGGGGCGGGGACGGGCACGATGTAAGCGTAAAACGGTTCCATTGTTCCTCTCCAGTTCCGTCAGGCTGTCGGCACCTGATCGGTTCGAGTCTAACGCAGCGCGGCGTCGTTTGCGCCGGAATTCTTAGCTTGCGCCATGCAGGGATTCCTCGCCCTGATGCCCCGAATAGATGAAGGGCTGCTGCGCCTGCGGATTCCCCGGCGAAGCCTGGAGCGGCGGGTTTCCGAACAGGCCATGCAGGAACTGAAGCGGCTGGCCTGCTGCGGTCGCCTGATTCGCCGCGTTGACCGCTTGTTCAACGATGGCCTGGGTAAGCTTCTTTTGCTGAAGTTGAGCGATGTGGCTTAAATAATGCGCGTGCAGTTTCACGATCGCGTCCGGATCGGTCCCCGGCGTGCGTTGGGCGCGCTCGAAGTCCTGGCTGTGTCGAATCATGTGAAGCTCGTCGTTATCAAGAGGATTTACGTGAACGTCTTCGCCTTCCAGCATCCGCGTCCATTCCACCTTCGGATCGACGGGAATATCCGGCGCGGGCGGTTCCGGCACGAGGTCAGCGAAGTTGGGATCGCCAAGCGCCTCGTGAACGTCGCGCGTCACGCTCCACAGCGCCCGCGGGTTCTGCACGATGAGCGGATTTTGCAGATCGAGCTGGTAACGCGCCAGCGCCATTTCCTTCTTCACTTCTTTGGACCAAACGCTCGACGCGAATTCGAGCTTGAAATCGTAACGGCCGTCGCGGTCTTCCATCGTCAGCACGCTGCCGCCGTTTTCGGTCGGAAACAGCCCGTCGGCGTCTTCCTCGGTCACGCGGAAAAACACTTCCTCCGTACTGAAGATGTATTCCAGTTCCCAGATGTGCTGCAGCACCGCGCTCATGTCCTCGCGCAGCACTTTCGTATCGAGCGAGATGCGGACGTTGCCTTCTTCGAGCAGCTTCACCGTCTGCGTCGCCGTGCGCGGCGCGTTCGGGCGATCCGACTGGCGCCCCATCTGCAAATCCGACAGGCCGGTAAGCTTCTCGCCGTACGCCAGCACCGTCTGTTCCTTCCACGTGGCGAGGTCGAGATTCGCCGTGATCCTGATTTCGCGGATGTCTTTGTCCGGATTATCGAGCGGGATGGCGAGCCCCGGCGCGAGGCGGATCGTATCCGGCGTCACGCCGGCCGCGGGACGGTAGCCGATCGGCGGCGTCATCGCCATCTGCGCGCCCATCGTCGCCTGATTGTGGTTTGAGCCCAGTTCGTCTTCGATGTTGATGAGCATTTCGCACATGCCCATCGACCAGTACGTGCCGTCCTTGGTCATCGACGCTTCGACGAACGGGCGGCGGTTCTTCATGGTCGGGTACAGGTCTTCGAGCGCCTGCACGCCGACGACGATATGCAGATCCCACAGGTACTTGATGACGAATTCGTGCTGCCGCATCTCGCGCCGGTCGAAGTCGTATTCGGAAGCGTCTTTGCTTTTCGTTTTCAGCGGACGCCAGCGCCCGTACCACTCCAGAATGGTGATCCATTCGCCCGACGACTGCGGGCGTTCGTACATGATGCCTTCGGCCTCGTCCTTCTCGCGCCGGATTTCTTCGCCTGATGTATCGCGCAGCGTGCCGTTCTGCGAGTAGGTGACGATGCGATCCCAGTTTTCGGTGATGTTCTGATAGCGGCCTTCGGCTTCGCCTTTCAGAAGATCGTCGGGGCGCACGCGCACGCGCCGGATGACGAACGAGAAATCGTGCAGCGTGGTCACTTCCTCGGCGGGCACGATGAAATCGTCAGGCCAGAGCGGCTGGAAGTCCGCGCCTTCGTAATCGACCACTTCGCGGCCTTTCACCTCGAACGTGTCGCGTCGCCAGGGCGAGAACGCGACCGAGCGCCCGAAAATCAGTTTGAACAGAACGAACTGACAGAATGGATTCAACAGACGCATCGAGTTGAAGACCCGCCACGTCATGTAGCGGCTGATCTTCTTGTCTTTGCGGTAGTCGGAAGGGCCGACGGGCACGGCGACGATTTCGGCATCGTCGCCGAAAAGCCCATCCATTTCCTTGGACCACTTGGTGAACAGGTTCCACTGGCAGTAGGGCACGGGGAAGTTGGAGATGTCTTCCTCGCCCATCGGCGGCGCGCCGACGAGCTGGCGCCATCTGCGGTAGTATTCGCGCCACCGCTGGATGCGCCGGTTATGGTCGGAGATGGCGTTGCGGTAGTCCATCTGGACGCGGTTGGCGATACGGGAAACCTCCGCATCCGGCCATTTCAGTTGATAGGATGTTTGTTCCACTTAAGGGTGGATTCGACATGGAAGCCAAACAAACGCCGGGTTTACTTTCGCCCGATCATCCGCTGGCCCCGAAATACTGGCGCAACGAAACGTCGGGCGTGCTGGCGACGGCGATCATGCGTTATCTGGAGCGGCGCGAGGCGCTGACGGTGCGCGACATCGCGCTGATCCGCGCCTATATCGTGCAGTGGATCGACTCGCCGGTGTGGGAGGCAAACCCGCACATGCACGACGAGGAACGGTGCCATTTGACGGCGCTGCGCCGCGAGGCGCGGGAAGTCAGTACGGTCGCGCTGCTGGATGCGTGGATCGACGAGGCGCTGCGCCAGGGCCACGACCCGCTGTGACTCACGGAGCCGGGTAGCCGTACTTGTCGCGCCACGCCGTCACCTGCTGCGGCGAAACCGTGGTATCGGCGTACCTCTGCATGAAGCCGGAAGCGATGGCGTCGTTGGTGTCCGACAGCGTGGTTTCTTCGTCCGTCGTATTGTCCTCCGAGATGAACTGGCGCAGACTGGCTTGCAGGCCGGGGTCCTGCAGAAAATAGGTCAAAGTCTGTGTGGTTATGAAATCCAGCTGCAACGGCACGTTTTCCCCGACGATACGCAGCCTGACCCATGCGTCGTCCGGCGTTGCCGGAATCACAATAGCGGCCTGGTACGCCGACCACTTGGTCAGCGTCACCGAATTCCTCTGGCGCACCACCGGGCGCGTCAGATATTTGCTGTAGAGCGTGTTGTCCTGTGACATGGTTCAGTTTCCTTTCGCAAGCTGCTGCACCGCGAGAATCAGGTGCATCATAATTTCGTGGATGTTGAGGTCCAGCACATCAGTGGCTTGGCCGCCGATGCGTCCCTTGTGCGAGGTGACGGCGTTCGGCACGAGCGCGCGCACCTTCGCGGCGTCGAACGAAACCACTCGCTTCCCCTTCGGCGTCGCGTCTTCGCCGTTGTATTCGGCTTCAATCACTTCGAGAGCGCGAATGATATCGAGGCCACCTGAGAGCGGGCGCACGTTGCGCTTGGCGCGGATGTCAGAGGGGATGGTCCAGGTATTAGTGGACGGTTTCGCCGCGCTGTCGGTGGAAAGCGTTAACTGATAAGACGGGCCGGTGGTGCCGATGCCGACGTTGCCGTTTTGCAGAATAATGGGCGAACCGCCGATATAAACCGGCTTAAACTGACTGGCGCCGCGGTCGTATCCCTGAATGTAAGCATTGCCGCTTCCATAGGCGAGTTCAAGGCCGACGCCTGATGCCGGCCAGTTCGCGCCCAGGGCACGAATTACCCCATTCACATCAAGAGTGGCTACGGGCGTCGTCGTGCCGATGCCGACGTTGCCGCCGTTCGGCTGAAGCGCCAGGATGCCGCCCACGGCATTATTGAGCACCTGAATACTGCCCTTCCATGTGCCGCCATCATTGAAGTAACCGGTGGCTATGCAATAGCCGGAATTGTTGGAAGGTTCGCCAATTCGTAACTGGGTAGCCGTCGCCGCTGTCGTTGGACTGCCCGCGATAATCGACAGGGCGCTGAGCGGCGTCGTCGTGCCGATGCCGACGTTGCCGGTGTCTCCCGCGATAGTCATGCGCTCGGTTTCAGCGCCGCTCCAGGCCTTAAAGCGCAGCCGCCATGGTCCGGCCAAATTGTCGTGATAGATGCCGCCGAGGACACCGGTGCTTCCATAACGGAATTGCAGAGCCTGTCCGCCGCCGTCATTATCAATTGTGATGGCGGCGACGCCGCTGGCGACATTGCGATAGCAGTGCAGGATGGTTTGCGGATTCGTCGTCCCGATGCCGACGTTGCCCGCCGCCGTCACGTAAATGCGCGGTGTCCCGCTGGTATTGAGCGACAGCGGATTACTCCCCGCCGCGATGGTCTGCACGTTGACCGTGGGCGCGGTGATGCTCGCCGTCGCCGTGATCGCCGCCACGTTCGAGAGATTGAAGCCGCCGCCGTCGAT